AGGGGGCGCGAGAAATCCCGAAAGTAGATAAGCATGGGGAGGTAAGTATGATCGGCAGGCCGCCGATTCCTACGGCGCTGAAGTTGCTCAACGGGGATAAGCACAAGGACCGTATGAACCCGAACGAACCGAAACCACCTGCTGTCACGCCGGATATGCCCACCACGCTCGACAAATACGGTCGGAAGATCTGGCAGCGTACCGTGCCCATCCTGGAGCGTAACGGGCTTCTAACGGAGGTCGATGGGGATACACTGGCGGAGTACTGCCACCTACAGGCGCTCAACGCGCACGTCAGCCGTGCCCTCAAACGGTGCCGGTACAAGATGCTCGCGGAGAAGCACACGGTCGATGGAGCGGGCAACGAGATCCTCGAAGTCAAGACGAACCCGCTGGTTACACAGAAGATGCAGATCTCCGCAAAGTTGCTTCCGTACCTGCGGGAGTTCGGTATGAGCCCTGCGAGTCGGACACGGATACAGGTTGCCGGAGGAGGCCGGAAGGATGAGTTCTTCGACTGACGCGGGATTAGCGAAGGCCGAGCGCGTCAAGCGATTCATCGAAGGGCACTGCACGTACTCGAAGGGCGAGTGGGCGGGGCAACCATTCCGGCTGCTACCGTGGCAATGGGAAGATATCGTTAGACCGCTGTTCGGGACGCTGAACGCCGATGGGTATCGGCAGTACCGAGTATGCTACGTCGAGATTCCGAAGAAGAACGGCAAGACGGAACTGTGCGCCGCCCTCGGGTTATATATGCTCTCCGCCGACAACGAGGAAGGTCCAGAGGTATACGTAGCCGCCGCAGATCGCGAGCAGGCGGGCCTAACGTACCAGGCGGCGTCCGCGATGGTGCGGTCCTCCAAACTAATGTCGAAGAACCTGAAGTGTCTCGACAGTCGGAAGCGGATCATCTACGGAGCGAAGAACGGATTCCTCCAGGTACTGTCGTCCGAGTCGTACACGAAACACGGGTTGTCGCCGTCGTGCGTCATCGTGGACGAGATCCACGCGCACCCGGACGATGACCTATGGAACGTGCTGACGGCAGGCACGGACTATGCCCGAAAGCAGCAGATCGTATTCGTCATCACGACCGCCGGGGTGTACGACAAGAACTCCATCTGGTGGAAACTGCGGTCGAAGGCGCAGCAGGTGAAGGCCGGTATCTCCGAAGATTCTCGGTTCTTGCCGGTCCTCTACCTTGCGGACCCGGAGAAGGACGATCCCTCCGATGAGGAGTTGTGGAGGCGGGTCAACCCGTCGCTCGGGCAGATCTTCTCGATGGACAAGATCCGTCAGGACTACGGGGAAGCGAAGAATGACCCCGTAGACTTCCAGAACTTTCAGCGGTTCCGCCTGAACATACCCATCAAGAGTCTGTTCCGGTGGATGCCGATGGAGAAGTGGGACGCCTGTGGGGAAGCCCCGGACATGGAGTCCCTGAAGGGGCGGACGTGCTACGGCGGGTTGGACCTGAGTTCATCACTGGATTTGTCCGGCCTCGTTCTCGTGTTCCCGCCCGTAGAGGAGAACGGCACGTGGGACATTCTTGTCAAGGCGTATTGCCCCGAGGAAGGGATCATTAAGCGCTCCAAGGTGGACCGAGTCCGGTATGACATCTGGGCGGAGCAGGGGTTTCTCACTGCGACCCCCGGCGAGGTCATCGACTACGATTGGATCAAGAAGGATGTGTTCGATGCCGCCCAGACGTACGATCTCCGCGAGATCGGGTACGACCCCTGGAACGCTACCCAGATTGCGAACGAGATAATGGCGGAACTGAATCCTTCCGCCAGCGAGCACGGGTTCCAGATGGTGATGATGAAGCAGCGTGTTCAGACTTACAACGAGCCGATGAAGAATATGCTCAATTCCGTCATGCAAGGAATGATCCGCCACGGCAATCACCCGGTATTGCGCTGGTGTGCGGACAACCTCGTGGTCAAGGTCGACGCGAACGCGAACGTCTACCCGAACAAGGAGAAGGCCACGGAGAAGATCGACCTGATGACTGCCACATTCATGGCCTGGGGTAGAGCGGTATTGCAGACCGACACGACTTCCATTTACGAGTCTCGCGGGGTGATCGCGTGGTAGTAGTGCAATGGTTACGGAAGGCGACGGACGCCGTCGGCAGGACGATCGACCTGCGGGATTGCTTCGTCTTCGGAGGGATCGCGATGATGGGATACGGATTGTGGATGTACCGTCCATGGGTGTCACTTGCCGTATGCGGCGCGATACTCACGGCGATCGGAGTGTTCGTCGGAAGAGGGAAGGGTTGATGGGACTTCTCGACCGCATCCAGAAGCGCGACCTGTCACTGACGAACGAGAAGGCATGGGACCGGACATTGTGGCAGTTGGCGGGTGCGCGTTCCTTGTCGGGGGAGACCGTCACCGAGCAGACCGCGCTGTACTACTCGCCCGTGTGGAACGCCATCTCGTTGATCGCGGGGACGATCGCATCACTGCCGCTTCATCTGATGCAGGAGAAGGACCAGAAGCGCCGGATCGCGTCGGACTACAAGGCGTACCGGGTCATGCATTACGAGTGGAATCCGTACATGACCGCGATGGCGGGCCGTGAGTGCATTGCGGCGCACATCCTCGCGTGGGGGAACGGGTACGCCGAGAAGGTCTACAACGGGATGGGTGAGCTGGAGGAGTTGTGGCCGATCACGCCGAACCGCGTGAGAGTGGAGCAGAAGGCGGGCGGCAAGTTGGTCTACCGCGTGCGGATCGACAACGAGGAGATCGTCATCCCTCGCGAGAGGATGCTGCACATACCGGGATTGGGATTCGACGGGTTCCTCGGGTACTCCGTCGTCGCGATGGCGCGGAAGAGTCTGGGCCTGGCGATGGCGCTGGAGTCGTTCGGGTCGCTGTTCTTCGCCAACGGAACGCATCCGGGAACGATCGTCTCCCATCCAGCGAAGTTGTCCCAAGTGGCGCACGACAATCTGCAATCCTCGCTCACGACGGCGTACTCCGGCCTCGGTCAGTCCCATAAGTTGTTGCTGCTCGAAGAGGGGATGAAGATCGAGAAGTTCGGGATGCCGATGAACGACGCGCAGTTCCTGGAGAGCCGCCAGTTCCAGATCCCGGAGGTGGCGCGGTGGTTCAATCTGCCGCCGCACAAGTTGAAGGATCTCACCAGGTCGTCGTTTTCAAATATCGAACAGGAGCAGCAGTCGTTCTACACGGACTCCATCCTTCCTTGGCTCGTTCGGTTGGAAGCGAATTATAACATGCAACTGCTCACCAAGTCCGACAAGGAATTGTCCGGGCGCGGGCGGTTGTACTTCAAGCACGTCGTCGAAGGATTGTTACGCGGGGATTCGACGTCACGTTCCGCGCTGTACACTTCGATGTTCAATGTCGGAGCACTCAGTCCGAACGACATCAGGGGATACGAAGACAAAGACCCCATCCCCGGCGGAGACGAATACTTCGTCCCGCTCAACATGGTTCCGCTCAGCATGGTGAAAGAGGAGTTCAAGGAGAAACTACAGGCCCAGTCGCAACCCGCGCTTCCGCCGAAGGGGAACGGCAAGGACACGACGCCGGACGATACGGGGGATGGAGATGATGAACCCGCGTAAGGGACTGCTCGACTTCATCCTGAAGAAGAAGATCCCGCTGCGGCTTGCGATCGACATTCTCGAAAAAGCGGAGGAGGAGATCCTCGCGAAGCGCAAGGCGAAGGAGAAGACTATCCTCCCGAAGTACGAAATGAGGTGACGCGATGCCGACGCCGGAGAAGGGCGAGAAGAAGGAAGACTTCATCGACCGCTGCATCCCAGTCGTCATCAATGACGGGACTGCGAAGGACGGCGCGCAGGCGACGGCTATCTGCAATTCAATATGGGATGAAAGTAAACGGACATCGGAGGACGCCATGTATGTGAAAAGTGATGAGATGGAACGCAGGTGCTTGCCGACGTCGGAGTTGCGCGTCGGGATCGAGAACGACAAACCGAAGATCGTTGGGTACGCCGCGGTGTTCAACACATGGGCAGACATCGGCGGCTGGTTCCGCGAGTCGATCCGCCCGGGAGCGTTCGCGAAGACGATCAGGGAGAATGACATCCGCGCCCTGATGAACCACGACCCGAACTACGTCCTCGGGCGGAACAAAGCGAAGACGCTGTCGCTCCGGGAGGATGACAAGGGGCTGGCGGTCGAGATCGATCCCGTGGGCGCGACGTGGGCGAACGACCTGATGGCGTCTATGAAACGCGGCGATGTGTCGCAGATGTCGTTCGGGTTCAACGTCAACAAGCAGGAGGTCGACTACGACAAGGACGAGCGCGTGCTTGTCGACGTGACCCTGTTCGATGTCTCCGTCGTGACGTACCCCGCATACCCTACCACAACGGCGCAGGTGCGCAGCGCGTTCATGGCGAAGCGCACGGACACCACGTCGTCGACTTTGCTTTCGTCATCCGTCTCGACCACCGGTGGGCTTCCGCTCACGAATATCGGTACAATCACGGTGGGTTCCGGGATCGTTTCGGCTGGTCCGCTCTTGAAAGAACTCGAACCGATCATCCGCAAACTCGCAAGGAACGAAGAACTGACCGAGGCGGAATGGCGTGTCGTTGCCGCCCACTACCCCGACCTCTCCGTGCCGCCTGCAAAGCACACGGAGACTGAGCCCCCGCCGCCTGCAAAGCACGCGGGTTCGGATACCAGATCGGATCGGTGGACGGAGTTGTTCATACGGGCAGAACGCATCGCACCATCCACCACCCGATAGGAGGTACACGACATGAAAACGGTAAGCGAATATCGCGAAGAGATCGCCCGCCTCGTTAAGAAGGTCGGCGACATCGACGCAAAGTGCATCGCGGAGAACCGCGACCCGAGCGGGGCCGAGATCGACGTGAAGAACGACCTCATGAAGGGCATCGACGACCTGCGGTCGATCGTCACCACGCAGGAGCGGCAGGAGCGGATGGTCGCGGAACTGAACCAGCCCGCAAACGCGCCGCTGTCCCGCCCGCGCCCGCAGGAGCCGCAGGAGCGGAAGCAGGATCGGTTCTCCTCGTTCGGCGAGCAGATGGCGGCGGTCATGCGTGCGGGAGTTCCCGGCGGGTCCGTCGACCCCCGGCTGCGTGCCACTCGCGCCACCGGCATGAGCGAGTCCGTCCCGAGCGATGGCGGGTTCCTCGTGCAGCAGGACTTCTCCACGGAACTCTTGCAGGACGTGTTCCAGACCGGGATCCTCGCGTCCCGCGTCAAGCGCATCCCGATTTCCGGGAACGCGAACAGCATCAAGATCAACGGGGTCGACGAGACCTCCCGCGCCTCCACGCGGTACGGCGGGATCGTCGGGTACTGGGCGGACGAGGCGGCGGAGAAGACGAAGTCCAAGCCGAAGTTCCGCAAGATCGAACTGTCGCTGAAGAAACTCGTCGGCCTCTGCTACGCGACCGACGAACTGCTCGACGACGCCTCCGCGCTCGAAGGCGTGATCCGCACCGGCTTCCAGTCGGAGTTCGGGTTCCTGCTCGACGACGCGATCCTGAACGGGACCGGCGGGGCGCAGCCGCTCGGCATCATGAACAGCGGTGCGTTGGTCACGGTCGACAAGGAGAGCGGACAGAAGGCGGCGACCGTGGTCGCCGAGAACGTCATCAAGATGTACTCGCGCCTGTTCGCTGCGAGCCGTCCGAACGGCGTCTGGCTGATCAACCAGAACATCGAGCCGCAACTGTTCACGATGAGCCTGTCGGTCGGGACCGGCGGCGTCCCGATCTACATGCCTGCGGGCGGACTGTCCGGTCAGCCCTACGGGACGTTGTTCGGGCGTCCGGTCATCGCGATCGAGCAGGCGCAGACGCTCGGGACGGCGGGCGACATCCTGTTCGCCGACCTCAGCGGGTACATCCTCGCCGAGAAGGGCGGGATCAAGTCCGACATGTCGATCCACGTGAACTTCATCTACGACGAGTCGGTCTTCCGGTTCGTGCTCCGCGTCGACGGCCAGCCGATCCGGTCGACCCCGCTCACGCCGTACAAGGGCGGATCGGGAAGCACGCAGTCGCACTTCATCGCGCTGCAGACCCGGTCCTAACATTCAACCGTGACGGGGGGATCAACCCCCCGTCACTTCGTCAGGGAGGAACACCATGCACCTCGCAGAGAACCTCAAGATCGTGCCCGTCGGTAGCGACCTCGACCTGAACGGCGGGGCGTCGGTGGACTGCGACTCCATCAACATGAAGAACTACCACCGCGCCACGTTCATCGTCAGTGCGCAGACGCTCGGCGGCGCGGACGCGCACATCTACCTGTACTCCGGCGCGACGGACGCAGCGAAGACCACGGCGATCACCTTCCGGTACGCCTTCGGTGGTGCCGCGCAGGGAACCGCCGACTGCGACGTCCTGTCGGCGACGACCTCGACGGCGGGGCCGCTGCACCTGACCAACGGGACGTACGACAACTACATGCTGATCATCGAGGCGGACGCCGCCGCGATGGGGGCGGGGCACTCGTGGTTGACGCTGGCGTTTCAGGACACGGACACCGGCGCGACCGGGAACGTGTCGGTCACGGCGGTCCTCGAGCCGCGCTACACCGGCAACCGTTCCGCCTCGGCTCTCGCGTAAGGAGGAGCTATGCTGAAAGACGATCAGGATCTCGTGCGGGAGATCGCACGGGAAGTCGCACGCGAGGAGATCAGGAAGGATCGGGAGCGGGAGCGCGCAGACAGGCAGGACGCTCCCACCCCCGACCCCGCATCGACCGCCGACACACCGAAGGTGACGCCGTCGGTCGTGTGGTAACAAATTGACGGACGGCATCCGAACAGGATGAGTCCACGGAGGTGAGCATGAACTACAGCCCGAGCACCATCGCCCGCGTCGCGGACATCCGCGCCGGACTGCGGGTGGACAAAGGCGCGACCGCCATCGCGGGGATCAGCACGAAAGACCTGTTCACCGTGTCCGACGGGAACTGCCTCATCCTCGGCTTGTACGGCGAGGTCACGACGATCGTGCAAGTGCAGGCGAACAACACGAAGTTCATCAGCACGCCGACGGTAGGTTCGGCGGTCGACCTGTGCGCGGTCGTCGACATCACGGGTCACGAGGTCGGGGGGTTCCTTTCGATCACCGGAACGCTCGCGACGGCTGCGGCGAAGACCAACGCGGGCGCGGCGGTGAACATGACGAACGGCGTCATCGTCGCCCCCGGCACCATCGGGATCAACACGGCGGCGGACAACACCGGAGCGTACAAGTTCTCGATTCTGTACGTTCCTTTGGAAGACGGCGCGTCGATCGCGGCGGCGTAGGCAACGCAATTCATCCGATGGGGCGGGAGCCGAATTACAGTCGCGAAGGCTCCCGCCCCACAGTACAGGAGGTTGACAGATGGCGATCTCAGTCACTACCCCGACGCCGGGGAAATTCGGGTGGATCATCAACGCTACGAGCGCGGACGCCTCGGGATGCGAGGAGCTGAAGGCCGCGCCCGCAGCGTCCTCGGGGTTGGCGATCGCCGTCGACCACCTGACGATCAACAATGGGGCGAACGCGATCAGCATCACGATAGGGTCTGGGGAGGCAGCGGGAGCGGTGGAAACCGCGCTCATCGGACCGGTCGCGATGGCGGCGAACACATCGCTCCAGTTCATGTTCCCATACGGGATGATCCTTACGGCTGAGAAGTCCCTCACGGTGGACGCTTCCGGTGCCGGGGCGATCTGCATCTTCGCTCAAGGACGGATCGTGTGACATGAACGCCGTCATCGTCGCCGCCCCCACCATCGAGCCGATCACGGTTCAGGAAGTGAAGGACTATCTGCGGGTAGACACGAACGTCGACGACTCCCTGATCGCCGACCTCATCTCGTCCGCACGCGAGGAGGTCGAGGACTGGACGCGGCGGAAGATGATGGTGCAGACGTGGGATTACTTCCTCGATGCGTTCCCGAAGAAAAACTACATCGTCCTGCCGTTCGGTCGGCTGAACTCCGTGACGTCGGTGAAGTGGAAGGACACGGACGGCACGGAGACGACGCTGGTGGAGAACACGGACTACTTCGTCGAGACGAACGGGGATCAACTCGGGAAGATCGTCTTGCCCTACGGGGAGACGTGGCCTTCCGGCCCGTTCTACACGACGCATGCGGTCACGGTCAGGTTCGTGTGTGGATGGACGGCGATGTCTGCCGTCCCGGGGAAGATCAGGACGGCGATCAAGTTGCGCGTCGCGGCGCGGTACGAGGACCGGGGCGAGTCCGTCGTCGGGATGTCGGTCGTGGAGAACAAGGCCGCCGAGATGCTGATCGCGTCCGAACGTCTGTGGGGCTGCTTCCCGTGAGGATCGGCGGGCTGCGCCACCGGATCGAACTCCAGAAGTTCACGTCCGTCGCCGACGGCATGGGCGGGTCGACGAATACGTGGACGACCGAGGACACGGTGCGAGCGGCGATCTGGCCCGCGTCGGCGGCGGAGCAGTTGAAGGCCGGGGCGCAGACGATGGTCGCGACGCACCGCATCCAGATCCGGTACTTCGAGGGGATTCAGCCGGAGTGGCGCGTGAAGTTCGAGACGCGGTACTTCTCGATCGTCAGCATCATCGACAAGGACGAGAAGCATGCCCAGGTGGACCTGATCTGCCGCGAGGTCGTTGCATGAACACGCTATCGATGAAACTTATGCGGTGGACCATCAGCACGTTCGGTCTCGACGGTGGCAAGACTGTCATCGACGTCGGAAGTTACGACGTAAACGGGACGTATCGACCACTTTTCAGCAAGAGCCGGTATGTCGGCGCGGACATCCGAACAGGCCCGAACGTCGACGTCATCGTCGGTTCCCCGGAGTGGGACGCGCTCGCCGGAGCGGACGTTGTGATCTCCGGCAGCACGTTCGAGCACGTCGAGGATCCCCCGAAACTGATGTCACAGATGTACGACGTATTGAAGCCCGGAGGAGTCGTCTGCGTGCAGGTTCCGTCCTGCGGCCCGAAGCACGACTACCCGAACTGGTACAGGAACTGGTCGGCGATGGACATGGCGGACCTGATGGAGAGCGTGGGGTTCGTCGTGATCGGGTCGATGACCGATCCGCACCCGGAGTTCCGGTTCAGCACCACTATCGCTAGGAAGTGCGACGCATGAAGAACCTGACGACCGCCATCTACTCGCACGCGACCGGCACGGCGTTCTCCACGTCCGTCGGCGGGCGGTTCTACAAGGCCCGCATCCCGCAGGGT